GTGATAAAATGCTGTGCTGATTGTGCTAATTTCTGTATGATGATAGCCGATAATTTAAGGGAAGAGATGGAAGGAGTATTTTAAAAAATAAAAAGGGAAGTGATTAAATGAGATTAAAATGGGGAGAGGAAGAATTTAAAGGATTTAGTGAACCGGTTAAAAAAGCAGAGGAAACTAACGAGTGGGGCTGGTGGGCGCTGTTTGGTGTAATAATCCTCATGGAAATTTTGTTTGCATTAAAAGTATTAGGGAAGATATGAATCTGAAAATCGGTTTATTTGATATTGATTCAAAATGTCATAATTTAGCTTTAATGAAATTGTCTGCTTATCATAAGCAAAAAGGCGATGAAGTAGAATTCTACAATCCATTGTGGCATTCCACTTATGATAAAGTTTATTGCTCTAAAATATTTCAAAAAAGCCATGAAAACGATGGTTATGTAAAAGAGAATATGATTTGCGGTGGATCGGGCTTTGAATATTTAACCTTATTACCGGAATACATAGAACATATTAAACCCGATTATAATTTATATAATCTCAAATATTCCCTGGGCTTTACAACCCGGGGATGTATCCGAAAATGTAAATTTTGTATAGTACCGGAGAAGGAAGGGAAAATCCGGGAACACGCAGAAGTGGAAGAATTTTTGAATGCCAAATCTAATGTAGTAGTTTTATTAGATAACAATTTTTTGGCCTTACCTTCTCATATTAAAAAATTACAAAAATATATTGATAAGGGCTGGCGAATGGATTTTAACCAGGGATTGGATGCCCGGCTTGTGAATAAAGAAAATGCTAAACTGTTGGCCAAGATAAAATATAAGGAAATAATAAGGTTTGCCTGGGATAATATCAAAGATGAAACCGAGATAATAAGTGGATTAGAACTTGTTATTAAGGCGGGGATCAGGCCCAGAAATATAACCGTATATGTCTTAATTGGCTTTGATACCACCTTTGAAGAAGATCTTTATAGAATACAAAGATTAAGAGATATTAAGGATGAACGAGGATCGATTAAGGCTTACGTTATGAATTACAATAATTCATTAAAAAGCAGGAAATATAAAGATTTTATGAGGTGGGTAAACAGACCCTGGATATTCAAATCTTGTACCTGGGAGGAATATAAAAAATGGAAGTAGCCAAAGGCGGTTACCGGAAAGATTTAAAACAATTTTTCAGGTCAAAAATGGAGGCCAATGTAGCCAGATATTATAAATATATCGGTGAATTATATATCTATGAATATAAGGAATTTGAATTTAAGGAGATTAAACGTGGCAGCCGATTCTATAAACCAGATTTCTTTTTGGCAGCAGTCAATCGCTGGGTTGAAGTTAAGGGCTGGCTTAGAAAATCTGATAAAACAAAACTAAAGCGATTTAAAAAATATTATCCGGAAGAATTTGCCAGGTTAAAGTTTATAATACTGGACAAATACGCAAGGGATAAAGCTAATGGAGAAATGATTAAATTTATATGTGATGATCTGGGAATAGATTTCGAGGAAATACTAAGCTATAAAGAAATGGAAAAATATAGCGGGTTAATTCCCGGGTGGGAGTAGATTGACTAAATAGGGGCAGATGCTATAAAATGAAATTAGAAAAGATAAGATGTAAAGGAACATATCGAGGGGAGCCTTGTAATAGAAGGTTATTTGATGGCTCACCGGGATTTGATATATTTAGTAATAGGCCGAAAGAGCAAGTAATTATATGCCCGAAATGTGGAGCAAAGAATTTAATTAGCGTTAATTTATTAGGAAAAGTAATTGTGAAGTTATTAAAATAAAATATCATAGAGCGACCAGATCGCCAGATTGAAAAAGCAGAAATTGCCTTTAAATCTGGTTTTTTTATTTTTTGGAAGGAAGATCATGAGAAAACTAAAAATTGAATATATAGATATAGACAGACTAAAAGAGTGGGAGAAAAATCCCCGGATCAATGATGAGGCTTCTAAAAAACTATCAAAATTAATCAAAAATTATGGCTTTATAAATCCGATAATAGCTACTCCTGACGGAGTGATCCGGGCAGGCCACACCAGATATAAGGCTGCAAAATTAAATAAATTGAAGAAAGTTCCGGCGATGCGTGGTGATAAGTTTCGGGAAGTTTGTTTCCCCAGTTGAGAAAGACGGAAGTATAGATGAAATGGAATTTATTCAAAGATCAGAAGAGGTAATGAATTTGGAGGATAAAGAAAGAAGGATAATTGCTTTAGAGGTGGCTAAGTTTATCTGCGGGAAGGTTAAAAAATGGCTAAATTTGCCATAAAAATATATCGATATGGTAATTATACCCGGGCCTGGTTAAATTATATGTGTAAAGTTTATGGGCTTGAAGTAACTGAGGAAAAAGAAGCTGATATAATCTTACTTTCAATTTCAGATCCTACGGAGATAAATTTGATATTTGAGGCCAGAAAGGGTCAAAAACCGATTATTTTAGGGGGTAGTGAGGCTTTTCATGAGAAGATGTACTCCAACCTGGTAGATTTAATAAACGTGGGTGAGGGCTTTGAGATCTTTGAAAAACTGCAATTAATAAAAGATGAAAGTCCCGGTAAAATTATTGAAAAACTTAAAGAGCTACCCTTTATTTATTACCAAGGAAAAAAGGGAAATATCTATCCTTCCACTAAAATTGACTGGGATTTGGTGCCGATAGTAAAGACCGGAGCAAGAAGAAGGATCATTCTAGGGGGCAGAGGTTGCAAGAAAAAATGTAAATTCTGTTTTACTTCCTGGACTACCAAATATCAGAATAATTCTTATTTGCCGAATATAGACAAACAAGTTATGATCATAACCAATGATAATTTAGGACCTAAACAACTATACCAGAGGGCTTATGTTAGGTCAATAACCGCAGAAGGTTATTTAAAAATGACTAAAGTCCAGGCTAAAACCTGTTATTATTATCGGATAGGCCTGGAGTCATTTTCAGAGAAAACCAGGAAATTCTACGGAAAACCTATCTCCGGTGAACAGATCAGGCGAATAATGGAAGCGTCAAGGGAATTTAATCACCGATTAACCCTGTTTATAATTGCCGGATACGAGCCCCAGGAGAGCGTGGAGGAGTTTTGTAATTCCTTTAGACAGGATACCCGATATAAAAATCCTAAGATTGAGGTAAAAATGACCTATCTTGAGCCTACCTTACATACTCCCCTGCAGGATTTCGATATAAGAAAGATGTATCACTGGGATAAAAACTATCTGATCAGCACTTTAACTTATGCTTCCCAAAGATTCAGGATTTGGAGCATGAAAAGGAATTGCGGGGGTGCTTATTGGAGAACCTGTTTACATCGGGCCAGGACCCGGGAAGAGATTGAAGAAGTTTACCGCTGGAAAGGCAAAACCGGGGAAGAGATATTAGAATTAATTGAACAAAAAGGATGGCAGCATTTATATAATCAAAACAATTCTACCGGGATAAAATTCTGGTATGAGGTAAAAAGATGAAAGAAACTCTAAGACACAAAGAAGCTTTTGAATATTATTATTTGCTCGGAGATAAAAGGAATTTAAGTTCAGTGGCAGTTCAGTATAAAGTCAGTGAAAGAAGCATAGCAAAATGGTCTAAATTATTTAACTGGCAAGAGAGGATTGAGCAAAGGGATATTGAAATTTCCAGGGGCTTAGAAGATAAAACCAACGAAACCATTATCAATATTAAGGCCGGGTTTAAGGCTGAAATAAAAGTTCAGCTTAATATTTTTAAGGTTATGCTCAATAGGCTGATTAAGAAATTCAAAGATAGTAAAGAAGATGAAACAATTGAGATAAAAAAGATTGAAGATTTAAAGGTCGTGACCGATTCTTACGAAAAACTGATTAAATTATATCTTACCTTAATAGGTGAGGCTTCGGAAATAGAGGAGATTGAATTAAAAGATGCCAAAGAAAAGCTCATTAGTAAAATCAATAGCATTATTGCCCGAGAGAAAAAGGGAAAGAGTCTTAAAAGAAATAAAAAACCTAAGCGAAAAAGAAGCCCTAAATCTGCTGTATAATTGGGATTTTTGGGCCAGGCCCAAGCAGTTACCACCGAAAGGCGATTGGTTTGGATGGTTATTAAGATCTGGAAGAGGCTACGGTAAAACCCGGGCAGGGGCAGAATTCATCATAGATCGGGTAAAAAAGGGGTTTAAAAGAATAGCTTTAGTAGGCCAGACCAAAGCGGATGTCCGGGACGCTATGATAGAAGTAGGGGAATCCTCAATATTGCAAGTTTCTCATCCCCGGTTTAGACCCAATTATGAGCCTTCAAAGAGGAGATTAACCTGGCCTAATGGGGCAATTGCTATATCCTATTCTGGGGATGAGCCGGACCAGTTAAGAGGAGAACAGCACGATACAGTCTGGATCGATGAGCTTTCTAAATTCAAGTATCCTAAAGACACTTGGGATAACATGGAATTCGGTTTAAGAATAGGACCTAACCCCCAGGTGGTAATTACTACCACCCCCCGGCCAATTCCGATCATTAAAAATTTAATTGATGATCCCGATATAAAAGACGTCAGGGGAAACAGTTATGAAAATATAGATAATTTATCAGAAAAATATATTAACCGGGTAATCAAGAAATACGAAGGTACGAGATTGGGAAGGCAAGAGATTCATGGCTATATATTAGAGGACAACCCCGATGCCCTGTGGACCAGAAAGATCATTGAAAATAATCGTAGGAATAAAGCCCCTCAATTAATCAGGGTGGCCATTGCGGTTGATCCCCAGGCTACCGACAATATTATGTCCTCTGAAACCGGGATCATCGGAGGTGGTTTAAGTGAAGATAGACACGTCTGGATCTTAGAAGATGCCACCGTAAAAGGAAGTCCGGATAAATGGGGAAATGCAGCGGTAACCGCTTATCATAAAATTTTAGCGGATCGGATAGTTGGAGAAGTAAATAATGGCGGTGATATGGTTGAATATGTTATAAGGTCCATTGAAGCAAATATCTCATATAGGAGCGTCAGGGCTTCCCGGGGTAAATATACAAGGGCTGAACCAGTTAGCGCCTTATATGAGCAGGGGAAGGTCCACCATGTTGGAAGTTTCCCGGATTTAGAGGATCAATTATGTGAATGGGTGCCAGGGGGTAAATCCCCGGATCGGTTAGACGCTTTAGTCTGGCTTATATATGAATTAATGCCCGATATGTTAGAAGATGCCTTTGTAGTTGAGGGAAGAAGTGCGGGGAAGAGAGCCACCGCTGAACAAGACTGGTAATAATGACCCAATAATTTATATTATGTAAAGTAATATTAATTATTGTAAACTATAATGTTGTTACAATAAAATAAAAATAACAATCTATTGTATGTTTGACTCTTAAAAAATTTGACTATATAATTAAGAAAAACAAAAAAGGTAAAATATAATGAAAAATAAAAAGCAGAATAATGAATATTTAAATATTTCTGATTCTCTTTCTTTTCAAAGTGATGCTCCATTTTATGGTACTGGTCTTGATCTTCTTGCTTTTTCAAACCTTACAGAAGAATTTTTTAAATCCGTCCAGGGATTGAATAATCCTAGATACGTGGTACTAGAAACATGGCTTCTTGTTGATTTTGCTATTCGTACATTTCTTTCAAATTTATTTGATCTAGCAAGATTTAATTTAGAAGAAGAATTTGATCTTTGTGATACGCTTTTACCAAATTTTAATAAAAACCTAGATATCCTAGAGAAGATATTAAATATTCAACGATCTCTTCCAGAAAATCCAGATGATTATTCTGTAAAGCTACCTGCGAAATTTGGATTTTTTTTTATGAGGAAATATAAAACCGAATTTACAAAGTATCTAGATATTGAACAAGAATATTATAAAAAGTATTACCCAAAATTGGCAAGTAATAATAATGAAAAAATAAATCTATCTATACCTTCTAAATCGGGTGTTTCAAAAATTCCCGAAAGGTATTGTGTTAATAACACTTTTGTTAGACATCTTCAAAGCATCGATGAAAATTGGTTCAACATTGCAAAAAAGTTAAATAAGGCAAGAAACAAAGCAGCCCATTCTTACGATTTACAGAAAATTTTTTCTGTATTCGGATACAAAGGTAAAAGGGCTGCCGAAAAAACAAAAAAAGAATGTCTAACCATGATCGAAAAGTTACTCGGAATTGCTGAACAACCAATAAAATCAGATTAATTAATAAAAAATAACTAATAAATTCTAAACAGATCTCAATATTTGACTAAAGAATAATTTTATGTTATTCTTGAAAAAAATAAATATTCTCAAAGTGAGCCCCGGGATATACTTAATAATTTGATTAACTATAGAGAGCCAGGTTTGAGAATGCCGAAAGCATTCTTTGACTGGCTCTCTTTTTTTATTTCTAAAGGGGATTTATGGATTTAAAAGATATATTTCAAAACACTAAAGAGACTATAAAAAAACTGGTTAGACCGGAAATGGGTGAAATGTCCAAATCTGGTACTGACATTTGGGGCATTGGCAATCTTCCTGTCTATAATCCCGATGATCTGGCAGAAAAAAAAGGGTTAGAGATTTACCGGACCATGCAAAGGCGGGATGGCCAGGTTAAGGCTGTCTTTATGTTAAAGAAGCATGCCCGGTTATCTACCCCATGGGGTATTAGGGCGGAAGATGAGGATGATCAGGATGCGGTAAAACAGGCTGAATTTGTAGAACATTGCTTTTCTGAAATGAAGGGGAATATAAATAATACCCTGCTTAAAATATGGAATGCCATGAGAGATGGTTATTCGGTAGCCGAGATTAACTACAAGATCCTTCCCAGTGGAGAATTTCAGGGGATGATCGGAATTGATAATATCAAAGTCCGAAAAGCTGTAAATTATATGTTTAAATGTGATGAGCATGGCAATATTGAAAAAAATGGATTGATTGAAATGGGTAATAAAAATTTACCGGTTAATAAATTTATTCTCTTTGCCTACAACCCCAATGATGACGATGCAGACAGTTTATATGGTGAATCCGATTTTAGGGCTGCCTACCGGTATTATTTCTCTAATGATATTGTACAAAGATTCTGGAATGTCTTTTTAGAGAAGTTTGGCCAGCCCACCGTAATAGGTCGTTATGAACCTGGTACTACTAAAATCAAACAGGATGAGTATTTAGAAATATTAAAGAACATTCAGACTAATACCGCAATAGTTATGCCAAAGGGTTTAGAAGCTGACCTTATGGAAGCTGTCCGGAGAGGAGAAGCAGGTTATAAGGATGCTTTTAATATAAATAATGCAATGATAGCAAGGGCCTTATTGGTGGGGACTCTTTTAATGGATACCGGAGAAAAGGGCTCCTGGGCTTTATCTAAAACTCATTTTGATATCTTTATTTATATCCTTGATTATTTAGGTACAGAAACCGAAGATACCATAATCCGGGAACAGATCATAAAACGGTTAATAGATTTTAACTTTCCTCAACCCAAATATCCCTACTTTAAATTTGAATCACTGATTAAAGATGATCAGAAGGCTAAGGCTGAAATTGCCAAAACGTTAGTTGATGCAGGTTTAATCAATCCAGAAGAGGAATGGGTCAGGGGATTCCTTAAGATCCCGGCCAAAGAAGAAGGGATAATTTTACCTGAACCCAAACCCAAAGGCGGGGGCTTTATAGAAAATTATCAGGCCAGATTATTAAGGCAGCCTAACCAATACGAAAAAAAATGTAATTTTACCAGGATAGTAAAAAATTTAGATGAATGGGAAGCAAAAGCCAAAGAAGATCTTATAGAAATTATAACTAAACAGAAAGAAGCTCTTAAAAAAGATATTTTGAGAAAGAAGATCATTGAAACTAATTCAGCTTCCCAGATTGAAAAAATACAATTATCTTATGTTGGGGAATTAAAGAATAAGATCCAGGATTGGCTAAAAGAGATCTGGCAGTATGGCAAGGAAGAGGTAAAAAGTGAACTGGGCAAGATGAAATTTATTGATATAATTCCTGGTTTACCACCTGCCAAGGCTATGCAATATTTAAATAATAAATCCTTCTGGATTGCCGGGGTGATAAGGGATAGCGTCTTAAAGGAAGCAAGGGCAATTTTATATAACGGTCTTAAAGGCGGAGCAAGTACCCCGGAAATAATGTTTCAATTGGATGGATTTTTTAAAGAATATATCGGGACTACTGCAATAGAAATAAAGACCGGGAGAGAATTAACTCCCTGGCACCTTGAAAATGTAGTAAGAACTAATTTTAGCGATGCCTATAATGAGGGGCGCTGGGCCATGATGAACGATCCGGAGGTAGGGGATTTTGTACCGGCAGTTGCCTATTCTTCTATTATGGATGATAGGACTACCGAGATATGCGAGCGGTTGGATGGCCAGGTATTTGAAAAGGGTGATCCTGATTTAGCCAGGATAAAGCCACCTAATCATTATGAGTGCAGGGGAACTCTGGTTCCAGTAACTAAATATGAAAAATTTACCCCGATATCTAAAGAAAGAAAAGCTGGGATCATGGCTATAAAGCCTAAAAATTTTATAAATTTAAAAGGAGTTGAGTTATATGCCTTACAAGTATCCGAGTAATATCCCGGAGGGGATAAAAGGCTTACCGGCAGAAGCCCAGAAAACCTGGATTGATATTTACAATAATGCCTTTGAGCAGTACAAAGATAGGGCTGATAGAGAAGGTTTGGCCAACGCTACTGCCTGGGCTGGACTTAAAAAAGCAGGTTGGAAGAAGGACCAAGAGGGTAACTGGATTAAAACTGAAACACAAGGGAATTTAAGCACTATGGAATTGGCAATATTGGAAGCTTATTCCCAGACCTATGAATTAAAAGATGTTGAGGTATTTGGTATTGGAGTATGGAAAGGTAATAAAATAACCGGTGAAGATCTTGACAATATTGTAAGTGGCACTAATGAAATAATCGATAAGTTAAAGCCCAAAGTAAAATTAGGCCATGATGATAAACAGGTACTATTACAAAAGACAGGATTACCTGCTGGTGGCTGGATCACCAAATTAAAAAGAGCAGGGGATAAAATTTTAGTGGATATAAAGGAAGTGCCTAAGGTCCTATATCAATTAATTAAAAATGGGGCGTATAAGAGGATATCCAGTGAGATTTTAGCCAATTATACCGAGCCCAGCACTAAGAAAATATATAAAAAGGTCCTCTCGGCCATAGCCTTTTTAGGGGCTGATTTACCGGCAGTAACTAATTTAAAAGATATTGCTGCCTTATATGATTTTGATGAGAATGCTAAATTAATTATATATGAAAAGGTCGATAAAAAAAGAAAGGAGACTTATATTATGCCAAACGGAATTAAGATCACTGAAGTAGAAGGAAAGAGATTTATCGCGGTGGAAGATTACGAGAAAATTGAAAAGGAGAAGGAAAAAATCGAAAAAGAGAAAGAGGAAGCTAAAGGATTCAAAGAAAAATTTGAAGCCGAAGAGAAAAAGTCTAAGGAATCAGAAGAAAAGCTAGGCAAGATCTCTAAGGAAAAAAGGGAAGCCGAAATTAAAACCTTTATCGATGATCACTGCTCCGAAAAAGACATGCGTTTTCTACCTAAGCAGAAAGAAGTTTTAATGGCTCTTGTAGAGTCTACTTCTGACGAAAAGAAAATCAAGTTTACGGTAGATGACAAAGAGACCGAACTTTCACAGCGAGAATTACTGGAGAAATTTATCGAACTTCAACCGAATTTCTCTGACTCCATTTTTGCTGAATTAAGCAAGGGCGAAGAGGAAAAAGAAGAAGGCAAAGATAAATCAACTCCAGAAGAAAAGAAGGTCCAGAAATATATGGATGAGCATAAAGAAGCTACCTATCGAGAAGCTGTCTTAGCCGTTCTGGATTCAACCGAAGAAAAAAAGAAAAAATAATCATTAAATAAATAATTAATTGAAAAGAGGTGTTAAATAATGTCTCAAGCTGCCGGTGTTTTAGATTTAACTTTTAAAGCTGGTGCAGATCTAACTGGTTCTCAATATCACTTTGTAAAATGTGATGGGGCTAGTGGCGTTGTCGCTTGCGGTGTTGCCAAAGAGCTTTCTACCGGAATTTTACAGAATCTTCCCGCTGACACCAAAGCTGCCAGGGTAAGATTATTGGGTACGAGTAAATTGGTGATGGGTGGAGCATGCAGCGAAAATGCACTCTTAACTCCCGATGCCAGTGGACATGGAGTATTAGCAAATACGGATAAAGATTATGTCGGAGCAATAGCTCTAGAAGCTTCCGGGGGTGCAGATGAAATAATAGAAGTTTTAATTACTAAACTGCATCTTATTGTTGGTGCTTAATAATAATTTATAAAAGAATCGAGGTGAAAATTAAATGCCAGGACCGGAGAATGTTCATAAAGATCAAATATTAAGTAATATCTCGGTACAATATCGGAATGCCGATTATGTCGGAACACAATTAATGCCGATTGTACCGGTTAAAAAGAAATCGGATATATATTATATCTATGATTCTAAAGCTGATCGGTTTAGGATTCCCAAAACTTTGAGGGCTCCCAAAACCGAATCAAGAACGGTGGATTGGAAAGTAACCACTGATGGGTATAACTGCGATGAGCATGCCTTAAACGATCTAATCGATGATATAGAAAGAGACAATGCAGACAAACCTCTAAACCTGGAAGTAGATACTGTAGAATTTTTAACTGATATTCTTCAATTGGGTTTGGAGATGAGGATCAAAGATGTCTTAGAGGCAAACTTATCGGCCAATGCTCCAGGTGTTAAATGGGATGTTTATACTGATGGATCTGACCCCATAGGAGATATTGAGACCGGGAAGGATGCTATACATTCAGTCATTTTTAGAGAACCGAATGTATTGCTATTGGGAAAGGCTGTTTATGATAAGTTGAAACATCATCCTAATATCTTAGACCGGATTAAATACGTTCAAAAAGGCGTAGTTACTCCCGAACTTATGGCCAGTGTGTTTGAGGTGGAAAAGGTGATCGTCGGTAAAGCTGGTTACAATACAGCCAAAGAAGGGAAGGCTGCGGTTTTATCTTATCTCTGGGGAAAGAATGCCATTTTAGCCTATATAGAACCCAGACCTGGAGTAAAGAAATTCTCTTTAGGTTATACCTTCCAATCTCAAAAATTTCAAACCAGAAGGGCAAGAATAGAAGTAAAACATAGTGATTGGTTTGAAGTGGGCGATATAGAAACCGAAAAAATGGTTTGTGTTGCTTGTGGATATAGATTTTCTCCAGCAATAACCTAATAAATAAATCTAAGAGGGGGAGGATGATATTCTCTCCCTCTGATTATAAGGGAGATTTAGATGTATTTTTGTGATGATATTGATGTATTGACTAATCTAAATATGCCAGCAACCGAAGTGCCTATTTTATTATTGGCTAAGGCTATTATTAAAGCTGACGCAGAAGTAAGGGCAGCTTTTTCGTCTGATATGTTGGCTGCCCTTGATGTCTTTGGTGAGAAGGATGAATCGATAACTACTGCAGAAGTCGAGATTACCGAAGATAAAATTACCGTAGATATCGATATTCCTACCGGGGCAAGGATTCAATTTAAGACTACTGATAAATTGCCCGATCCTTTGGTAGCAGATATCGTATATTATGCCATACGTTTGGATTCTACTCATATAAAAGTGGCTATCAGGAAAGACGATGCAATATCCGGTATTCAAATAGATATAACCGATCAAGGGACAGGAACGCATACAATTAAACGATTATTCCCGGCTATCGTAGAATCTTTAACTGAGGATATTGCCTCTTATTATGTAATGCGGGGCCTGTATTCAGGTAAATCACCGAGCATAAATACCTGGATTGATAAATATAAAGAGGCCAAAGAGACCCTTAAAGATATTGCCGAAGGTAGGAAACAGATTGAAGGCATTACCATAGACGTGGGGGCTATTCAATCTACTACTAAAGATTATAAAAGGACCTTTGATGAAAGGGATGAAACTAACTGGAAAACCGATCCTAATAAATTAGAGGATTTAGCTAATGGTTAGTGGAGCATTAATCAGTTATGAGATTAAAAACGATGAGAAGGTAAAGGCTTTATTAAAGAAGGCCGGGAATAAAGCCAAAGATCTTAGGATTCCTTTAAAACGGTCCGGAATTTTGATGATAAGATCTATTGATAAAAATTTTAGGGCAGAAGGTAGGCCAAAAAGATGGGCTCCACTTAGCCCCATGACAATAGCCATGCGAAGAAAAGAAGGAAAAGGAGCGAAGATCCTGCAGGATACCGGACATGGAAAAGGCTCTATTGTCTATAAAGTAGTCTCTAATCAGAAAGTACAAATCGGTACTAATCTTGGTTATATGAAGATACACCAGGAAGGCGGGTCAATTAAGATACCGGCCAGGGATATTTACCCGGTAAAAGCGAGGGTTTTACACTGGGTTGATCCGGGCACCGGGGAAGATGTTTTTGCTATGCACGTTCACCAGAAGGCAAGAACGGCTAAGATACCACAAAGGAAATTTTTACTCTTCCAGGAAGAGGATAAGAAGAACATAGTTAAGATCTTTACCGAATATTTAGAGGAAATAACAAGATGAAATTAGAGGATATCTGGAATAAAATTAAAACTATTTTAGAAGAGGATACTGTTTTAAGTCCTTATATTAAAATTGTCTATTCTGGGACCAGGGATGATATTCCAGTTAATATGTTTCCCTGTATTATATTAGAGCCTACCAATGCACCGGAAGAGGCAGTAACCATGCCCCACAATACGGAGATAAATTTTACTGCCACCATATTTGGCTATATAAAGATTTTTGATGTGGATAAACAGATAGTCGGGGATGCCACTACTAAAGGTATTCTTGATTTAAACTTTGATATTAAGAAGGCCCTGGGTGCTCATATCGACCTGGATGGAGAATGTTTATATTTTAGCTTCCCAAATACTAGATTTGATTTTAGCTCTTATCCGTTCAGGGGCGTAGAGATAGATATGCAAATAACTTTAAGGCAAAATTTTGTAACTAGGGAATAAAAAGAAGGTGATTTTATGTTATTAAAATATAACCGCGATAGTGAATTAGAAGTAGTTGGATTAGGGATTTTCCAGCCTGGTCAATTTATAGTAGTTGGAGACGAAGAGAAGGCAAAAAAATATTTAGATTCCGGCTATTTTGATTTAGTCAAAGAGAAAAATAAAAAAGTTAAAAAATCTAAAAAGAAGGGAGATGATTAACAATGCCAGGAGGAAATAAAGGATTTATTGGAGTTAAAAAAGAGACTACCTGGGGTGAAAAGGTTGTAGGTGACAATGAATTTTATCTACCATTTGTTAGTGAAACTCTTATTGCTAATATTGAAGAAATATTATCTGCTGCACAGAGGGGAGTGCCCGATGAGCCAAAATCATACCAGGGGGAAAGGGCTTTCGCTGGTGATGTCGTAATAGAAGTTCGCCCTGCAAGTTTGGGGGCTATTCTAAGAAGTGCTTTTGATGTGCCAGATACAGATCCTGCCGGAACAACCGAAACCGAATTGGAGGATTGTGAAGATACCTGGAATGAATTGGTAGATGGTGGAGTTATTTCTGGGGTAGATATGATTTGGTTTAAAAAAGGAACTAAATCGGTAAAATTACAGGTTACTACCGGAGTGGCTGCTGATACTATTTTAGCCACCGAAGTAGTGACTTTAACTGATATGCACCTGGATACTCATATTAAATTTTGGATAAAGTCATCTGTTGATTGTGCTGTTGGTGATTTAGTCTTTATGCTTAGTGAATTGGCCAATTGTGGAGGTGTTGAAGGTACTACTTTAAAATCGGTTGATATTCCTGCTTTAGTTGCTGGGGTTGAAAAGGAATGCACCATAGCTTTGGGGACTATGACCAATTTTGATGAAATAATCAGTCTTGGGGTTAAAATGCATACCGATAAAGGGGAATTCACTATCAACATTGATGATATTAGAAGGGTAGTAGTTGGAACTGCCACTAATGCCATACAACATATATTTATTCCCAGACTGGATGATTTTCATGCTGACTGTCCACTTAATCCTTATACTTTTGAAGTTTATCGGGATCAAGGGGATTCTTTCCAGTTTTTAGGTGGAGTAGTAAACGCTTTAGCTTTGAATTTCTCTACTACTGATAAGATCTTAAAAGCAACTTGCGGAATTATTTCCAAGAATTTAGGTGATGTAGCAAAGACTTCTGTAGCTCTTGAGACTACTGACCCATTTCTCTGGAATAATGCAGTAATATCAATAGGTGATTCACCGGTTGTTAATAATGACATATTGAGTTTCGGAATAAATTATAACAATGCCTGCAAAGCAAGATACACTTTAAATCATACTGTAATACCCAGAAGTATTATCAGAGACGGCTTTAGAACTACAATAGTTAATTTTGTAATTGATTTTATAGATAGAACTGAATATAACAAGTTTTTAGATGGGACAGAACAGGCTTTCCAGGTGAAGTTTGAAGGTGCGGTATGTGATGATCCAGTAAAATATACCCTACAACTCGATATGCCTAAAGTTCAATATAAAGCTTTTCCAATTAATATTGGTGGACCAACAAGATTGACCTGTGCAGTTACTGCGAAGGCCAATTATGATGCAACTGCTGGGGTATTGCATGCGATTAAAACAAAGCTAATTAATCTACAACCATCATATTAAAGGCTTGATGTAATTTCATTATGTAGGGTATTCAGGTTAGCAATTTGAGGGTATTCTGAAGAATTATATCAAAAGGAAGGAGTAATTATGACTAAAGTCAAAATCGGGAAAAAGGAATTTATCATTTATTGTCTAAATATGGAAGAAATCAAATATATATTAAGGAAACTTGATACACAAGAAAAAGCAAAGGAGATAAAAGATAATTATGATAGAACATCCTTTTTATTGTCAGAAGTTATAAACAAATGTAATCCCGGAGAGGAATTTACAATTAGTTCATGGGACAAAATGGTTATGATTGATGAATTTGAAAAAATACAAGAAAAGATTATGGATGTTTCAGGATTAAAAGTATATTTCAA